CATCGCATCGACGATGTCTGGGTGGATGTCCCGGCACTCGTTAAACCACGCGCCAGTAAGCTCAAGAGAATTGAGGTTAGCCACATCATCGGCGTCATCCAGCGCACGAAACATGATCTCACTCTCGACATCGCCCACCCTGAAGAAGTAAGTCTTGGTCGTCCGCATGTAATCGCCACACACACCCGGCGGGAACCAATCCAGAAACGTCTTGATCGTCGTGTCCTGAAGCTGTCTCGCCGTCTCACGCACCACAGCAAAGCGGGTCTTGCGCACTCCTTGGCTGTTTGGCTCCTGCAACGAAGCCCGTCTAATGACCTCAAAGCTGCATGTAACCGATTTGCCGCTACCAACTGGACCTAACAGGACGCGCATCTTGGCGTCCGACTTCATAAACTTAACACCAGTAGGCGGCGGTGTGTAGTCAATATCAAGAGCCATCAGACAACACCATGATCCGGTAAATTACGCCCACACGCTTGGTCTTGAGTATCTTAGTCCGGTAGGACACCCGTCTAATTGTCAACAAATCCTCTACCGCCTTGGCGTTGCTGGGACTGTGTAGGTCAATCAGCGTTGGCCGAGGGGCCATCTTCAATTTCTGCAGGAGATACGTCCACAAATCTCGCGTCTCCAAGCTCCTGCCCTCCAAGATTGATCGTAATGCGTACGCCACCACCGGGTCCACCGTCAGATACGTCGTTCTTTGGTTCTAACCCAGCCCATTTTACCGTGGACTTGATCAGATCAGCCTTCACCGCTGCGCTTACGTCTGGATTATGGATCAAACACCACGATGTTGTCAGCAAATCTTCTGCCTGCATCCGGGCTTTGGTCTTAAAAAGTATGCCTTTGTCGCGTATTTCGCCTCGATATGTCTCCACTTGACGCAGAAATATCGGATCTTTGTTGAATGACAACAAGTCCTGCGTCCGTAGCTGGTGGCGCTCCAGAATTTCATCCACTTCTTCACCGCTCCCTTCAAGTCGAAGGGCAATGTCGAAGGCGAGACGGTTAGACCAACGTGTATGTTCGGCAATCATAGACATGTGTAGATAGTAAACGGGGAAGGTTTGGTTGGCAAGTGGTGGGAATCTGTATGTAAACTGTGAAAGATGTACACATCTTTGGTTTTTGGGGTTGTGGTTTATGAGCCTTACTACACACCCACCGGGGCTCGCGCGCGTCAGTCCATGTGGCCCCTAGCTACCTACCCCCTTGGTTGACATTCATGTTGTCATTTATTTTTAGCATAGCATACCGAATCACTAGACTACCCCTATGGGGTGCTAAGGCATTGATTTTATTATGATTTGACAACCGGTCGAAACTGTGTGCATACTTCACAAGTCGGGGCGTTTTCCCGATATCCTCGTTTAGAAAAGGTTATGACAATGGCTATTGCTTCAAAGAAAAATGCTGCCGCTCCTACCTATAACATTGATGATGTTATGGCATTGGTTAAGAAACTACAGGCTGAAAACGCCACACTAAAGGCAACTAAAGCTGCGCCCGCTAATAGGTTTACGGTTAAATTATCCCCGTCAGGCAAGGGCAATCTTTGCGTTTACGGGTTGAGCCGCTACCCCTTCTCATTCTATCGCAATCAGATAGAGGCAATCCTAGAAAACGCTGAAATTATCAAGGCGTTTATCGCTCAGAACGAGGGCGCGCTATCTCGCAAGGGCGAGTAAATTCCTGCTTGTTCGAGGGGTAGGCGATAGCCTACCCCCTATTTTCTATTATTTCAAGAGGCAACCATGCAAAAAACAAATGAAATCGCTATCGTCCGCCACTACAAGGGTAAAACGCGCACTATCCTAGTCGGCGTTTATACGAGACGTAAACGCTCTATAAGCAAGGCATTGGTTGAAAAGTATGGCTTCACACTACAAGGGGTTGAAAATGCTACCAGAACTTGAAATTCTCGCTGTCGCACTAGTCTCTACTGTGCTCTGGCAATATATATTTTAACCCTAAGCCCGGCATTGCCGGGCTTTTTTATACCCTGTTGTTTACATTCATTAGATATAGGCTAGGGAGGGGCGCTGGATAGCGCCTAATTTTTTAGGTAGGGTAGTAGCGCCCCGATTTTAAACCCTATTCTAGCGCCTTCTCTGAGCGTTCTAGGCGCTATCGCGCGCCGATAGTATCCCCTACCAATGGTTTGACACGAAATCGCCTGTTCACATTCACCTGATTCGTTTACATTTGTTTACTAACACTGATTCGTTTACATTCCCTATCCCATAACTTAACAAACCATAACTTAACAAAAAATTTTACCCCTCAATTCGCATCCCATTGTTACCGGGCGAGCGACCGAAACTTAACATTTGATTGTTACCGGGCGCAAGTCGTTGATTTATAAGTATAAATATAAAAAATCTAAATAATCTAACTGAAACTTAACACGGTTTTTGGCTCGAAACTTAACAATTTGCGTGTTAAGTTAGCTTGTGTATATCTCGTAAGTCATTGAAACCAAAGGGATTGGGGGATTGAGCCACTAGCCCCTCTATATATATAATAATATAAATAATCTAAAAAACTCATAAAATTAGATAGGTCGACACCCTTTTTTGGTTTTTCTCTCGTTGACATTTGGCATAAAATCCAAAAAATCCCAAACCTACGAAAAAAATACAGATTATTTAGATTATTTAGATTATCGCTTTAAATTCATACACTTGCAAACCCCCCTGTGCACATAACTTACAGATTATTTCACCAAAATTTTAGATTATTTCCCCAAACTTTACACTAGTGTTAAGTAAAAGCTGTAACATTGTTACTTTGGTGTGTAACATTGTTACTTGACTGTGTAACAATTCGACAGTAAGTTGTAACATTGTTACAAATCGGAGTCCTAAAATGTCACAATTCGACAGCTATCTGGATCACTACGCAGCTAAATTGTCACAATGTTACAGCCAAATTTCCGCTGACTTGGAAGCCTACGCTGAGTCGGTGTCAGATATTGACACTAAAGCCCTAGTGCTATGGCAAGCTAGTCAGCACAAACTTAACACTGACCCCAAAAAACTGCGTCGGAAACTCTATCTACAGTATTGGCATGGCAAGCGTAGGCCAGCCACAAAGCGGAACGAAGTCCTAGAGAACATAAAACTAGATTTAGAGTTCGGGGAGCCTGTGGCGCTTGAGGACGACGCACAAACTCTTGATTTTTAACGAGCTTGACACCTCCCACGGTTGTGTGCATACTTCACAGGTCGGAGTTTGTGCTCAAAGGGAGGTATAAACCATGCCTATTTGCTTACGCTGCACTAATCCCGTCGCCAAGCGACGGTATGATCTTGGTATTAGACTATGCCTAGACTGTGGTGAGCGGGAGTCTAAGCGCATTACCCGCACAATCGTGCCCTCCCATAAGGGTGCATACCAGCCTGTCAACGACGTTAAATACCTAAAAATGTTAAATAAATACGCAGCTATGGAGGGGTAATCCGATGGATAGAACAGCTAAACTAGAGGAAACATTGCGCGAACTACTAATAAACCTAGAGGAGGATGTGCCGTCTGACATTTGGTCAAGGCATTTACGCGAAGCTGTGCTCGATGCCTATACGCTACTAATGGATGAGTCGGAGAAAACCGATGCTTAAACAAGTGACACTGGATGGCAAAAGCATAGCCTACACAGACGATACCCAGTTCTGGGTTCAGATAGGGAAAGACAAAAGCAGCTACAAAACGCGCTATACCTTCACTGGCAACATACACCAAGCTGTTTCCTACTACCGTGGCATAAACATAGGCAATGGATATAAGAAGCGGCTCTATTCGCCAAACATGAACAAACCGACGCTGGCAAGAGCGTTTAGCTAGGGAGAAAACCAATGATTGACGCTAAGATTTCCTTTGTCATTTGGAGTGACGACAGGCGCGCATGGGTCGCTGATGAAGGGACTGGTATGTTTTACACAACCAACCCTGACCAAGTTAGGCAGTTTGTAACCCAAGAGGAAGCGCAAAAGTGGTGTAAATCCAGCGAGGTAGTGCAGAGATGGATAGGAGGTTGAAATGGGTGACATAGACAATTTTAGACGTAAAGACGTAGCGCAGCGCGCGTTGGAGCTACACAAAAAAGGCTTAGATAACAAGACGATAGGCTTGCGCCTTGGCATTTCGACCGATGCAGCGCGCATCCGCGTGAAGTATTGGAAAGCCATAGAAGCGGGGATGACACCCCAAGAGGCATCGGACAGCGTGAATAGGAGGGCAAAACCATGACTATTGCGCCAGTGGTTTTGTTTATCGTGCATTTGGGAGGGGCGTTCTACGTCCCCTTCTACGACTCACAGGCGTGTGAGCAAGCAATAATTAAGTTAAAAAAACTGGATAAATCGTTAGTTACCAAGTGTGTTCCTACCGTAACGGAGCGCCAAAATGACGGAAAGTAATCGACTTATCGACCTTGTGTATCTACGTGCATTGAATGACCGTCATGTGTCTGAAGCAGCAGACCTTATCGAGGCGCTAGAAAATCGTATTGTTGAAATAGAAGCGGGAATGAGGGAAATCTACGAGGTCTATGCTGGCAGCGAGGGGTTTATTCCTGAGACGTGTGCAGAGGGCTATCAGCAGCAGTTAATTAAGGAGATGAGCGATATTGCTGCGAAGTATATGCGAAAGGGTTTGGGGGAGAAGGAATGAGCATATCTAACGAAGATTTAAAACGTCTGGTAAACGAGCAAGCAAAGCGGATTGAGGAGTTAGAAGCGGCGCTGAAACCGTTTGCTGATGAGGCGCAGTTTTTTGTATCAAAAGCCCTCGACAATCATCTCGCTGCGCCAGACCGTTTATATCTGACAATAGGACAATTTCGCGCCGCCCGTAAGGTATTGGGAGAGAAGTAATGAAAGATTACACAGAACTTGTGAAGCGACTGCGTAATCCGCTCTGGTGTGGCGTTCTGCCAACAACGGAAGAAGCCGCCGACGCTATTGAGGTGTTAGAAGCTGAGAATGAAAAGCTACGTCAAACATTAGAGATCGTTTGGCAGGACTTACATACAATAAAAAGCCATATCCAAATCGCTATTCGGCATAAATCCTCGTAACTCCTTGATTTTTCTCGAACTTGACACGCTCAACGTGTTGTGACATGATCGGACTGTGAACAAATCACACAATAACTAAGAGGCAATACCATGCGACCAACTCAACTAGAAGCTACACTTACGGCTCTCATATCCATTAACCGCACAACTACCATCGAAGGTGCTCCCGGTGGTGGTAAGACATCCATTGTTCAGACTGTCGCTAATAAGATGGGTAAACACTATATCGAACGGCATCTTCCTACGATGCTTGTCGAGGACTTTGGCATACCAGTTATTGGCGGTGAGACTCTTGAGTATAAAATCCCAGATTGGTTTCCAGCTAAGGGTTCCAAGTGGGATGATGGCGTTGGCGGCGTTTTGTGCTTTGACGATAGGAACCAAGCCAATGCAGATATTCAGAAAGTTCTGGCAAACATTTGTCAAGCTAGGAACCTACATGGCGTTCCCCTTGCTGATGGCTGGACTGTCATCTCTACTGGTAAT